AATTGTGCCGTTGTTACTAGTTCTCAGTTTAATCGTGACGGCTACGGCAACTCTGATGTGGATCTCACCAATACCTCTGAGTCTATGGGTATCACTCACACTGCTGATTGCATTCTTGGAATCATAACTTCTGAGCACCTTGATGAGCTCGGTCAGGTGATGCTAAAACAACTCAAGAATCGATGGGGTGATTTGAGTTATTATCGCAGATTCCTTGTTGGTATTGATCGTTCTAAAATGAAAATTTATGACCTAGAAGAAAGCGCGCAACAGAATATCAACATTGATGGTAATGGTGGTGGTCAGTCGGGTGGATCAAGTCGACGAGATGATGATACTCCCGTATTCGATAAGACTGATATTGGTTCGACCTTGAGAGGTAAAAAGCGCCGCAGTGTATTTGACGATTCCGTTCAATTGAGATAAAATGATTATAAATAGATGAGACTCCCATCTATACAATAATAGGATTATCTGATGTTCGGCTTCAAAAGGTTTTCTCAGCTCATAGAATCGGCAATACCATACCGTAAATTGACCATACCTGACCTGAGAAAAGATGAAAATCGTCCTAAAAATTTTATCAAAAAGGTAGCTACTGCGTCACCTTTTGCTACGGTGAATAATGGAGAGGTCATTATTGATGTCACAGAACTTCAAGATGTGACAGACTTCATGACAAAGGATGACGGCAAATTTCCTGCCAATAAATCTAGTCTTACTGTCAATACCAACCGAGGTCCTCTGGTTATACCAAAGGACTTTTTAAAGACCCCATCATTTGGTGGTAAAGGTGTTGGATCTGGTACTAGTGCAGAAGAATTGGCCAGAGCAGATTTCAACGAGAAACTAGCATCCATTCTTGCAAAAGAGAATCTACCTTCCATTCAAATCGAAATCAATGGTCGTATCGTGGATGCTGCTCATCTGGCAAGTACCACTGGTAAATTCGAACGTAAAGAACCTAAATCAGATTTTACCCTTGTCAATGTTCAAGGTGACCCACAGGCATATATCTCACACAAGGCTGGAAGAACTGCAAAAGATTACCAACAGTACGGTGGTCTTTCATCTAAGAGATATGCAAGAAATAGAGACGTCGAGAGCTTTATGAAAGATGTGGCTGCAGTCAGACCAAATGGTCTTCAATCGGGTGACTCTTTCTACCGCAAGATTAAAGATAAGCAACTTGTTTTTGAAGCAATTTATGGCCCCGAATATGGTGGTGCACCAAGTATTAGTAATGTAGATGAATTTCATCTAGGTAATATGTCTCTCGTTGGAACCGGTGCTGGACCTTATAAGATTACTTCTACCCACAAGGGAACCAATGGTGATTTCCCCAAGGGTGAATTCGAGGCTTATTTCTTTATTCGATATCAAGCTCGACGCGGTGATGCAAGAGCCGCAGGACAGGTTGTAAAGAATGCTAGAGTAGGTATATTCCCTAAGGCAAAACTTTCTCGTACAAGTAAAAAGATATGATACGATTTAAAAAATACCTAGAAGAAGCTGCAGGCAAGAACCTGCATATGACGCACCTTGAAGACTCAGTTATTGATGGCGGAGTAAAGGGAACTCGAAACGTCATTAACCATTTACGTGCATTACGTGATATGCTGTCAGGTAATGCTTCTGCACCTGTAACGGTTACCGTCAAATGGGATGGAGCTCCGGCTATCTTTGCTGGAATTGATCCTACTGATGGGAAATTCTTTGTTGCAAAGAAAGGTGTATTCAATAAAAATCCAAAAATTTATAAGACAGACGCAGAGATTGATAATGATTTGTCGGGTGATCTGAATGCTAAATTCAAGGTCGCCCTTGCTGAGTTTTCGAAACTCGGAATTAGTGAAGGAGTAATACAAGGTGATTTCCTCTATACGTCAGAAGATTTACAAACGGAAACTATTGATGGAGAATCGTATATTACTTTCCATCCTAATACGATTGTTTACGCGATACCAGCAAAAAGCGAACTTGCTCGTCAAATCAAAAGATCCAAAATCGGTGTGGTTTGGCACACAACATACCGAGGAGCAGACTTTGAATCAATGCAAGCAAGTTTTGGAAAGAAGATTGTCCCAGGTCTCAAAGCAACATCCTCCGTCTGGGCAGTAGATGCTACTTTCGAAGATCGTGCTGGTACAGCTACATTTACAAAACAAGAAACAGCAGAATTGACAGAACTTCTCTCTCAGGCAGGTAGATTGTTTAGAACGATTAATGCCAAAGTGTTGAACAGTTTGAGTGCTGATCCACTAAATGCGAGATTGAATGTCTTTATTAATAAGAAAGTCCGCGAGGGAACCCGCATCGGGGATGCCGCAGGATTTGTCATCGAACTTCAACGAGAACTTGAAGATTACTATCAAGCTCAAATCGACAGTAAAAAATCACAGCGAGGGAAAGATACACAAATTAAAGCACGAGATGCAGCGCTTTCCATTTTTACCAAGCGCAATCTGAAAGAACTTGAAAAAGTGTTCACCCTATATAATCTAATGGTCGATGCAAAGCACATGGTAATCAATAAACTTAATACCGTTGAAGGTCTAACCACTTTACTTAAAACCAAAACAGGATTTGTAGCAACTGGTCAAGAAGGGTTTGTTGCAATCGATCATTTGGGTAAAGGTTCTCTCAAATTGGTTGATCGACTCGAATTCAGTAAGGCCAATTTCTCAACAGAATACATTAAAGGTTGGCAAAAGTAAATGGCTATTTGGAATAAAAACAACCAAGCTTATCTACAAGATAATAAAACTTTATTTGAAGCATTTTTGCTGGCAGATAAAGATGGTAATCTTATCAATTCGTTTGGTGTTGCATCGAATATTCCTATTGCAGCTGGACTCGTTGATGGGTATAGTGCAATACATAAGTTTGGTAGAAATCCAAATGTAGGAAATATACCAGAAACTATTTGGATGCACGGAGGACTTTATCAATATCTTGATGTTGGTTCTGATAGTACAATTTATGCATATAGCGCAAGCAGTGACGATGGCCCTGGCAACGATGGTGCTCACACGGTTACTGTTCTAGGTTTAGATAATGATTTTAATGAAATTGAAGAAACGATTACTGTAAATGGTGCAGCTTCTACTGCTTCATTCCTAAGAGTTTATAGAGCATTTGTTGCAACCGCTGGGGTGTTAGCGGCAAATGATGGTAATGTTCTTATATCCACCGCAGCGTCTGGAGGTGGTACAGTTCTTGCTGATATTGGCGTTATTGGTAGCGGGACAACTACTGGTTTGGGTCAAACTCAACTTGCACTTTATACAATACCAGCTGGAAAAACTGGTTATCTCACTACTTGGAACATCGGTGTAGCACCAATGAATAATGCTGTCACAGTTACTTTAAAAGCAAGAGAACTAGATGGTGGTTCACCATTTAGAACAAAGGATATTGTTGATATCGTAGGTGGATATACTACTCAGAATTATTCAATTCCCTTACGTTTTCCGGAAAAAACTGATATTGAAGTGAGAGGAACTGGTGATACTGGTTCAGTTATTTCATCTTCTTTTGATATTATACTAGTAGATAATCCTGCATAAATAGATTACAATATATGAAATAATTGGAGAACTATATTATGGATTTATCACAGCTGCCTTTGATTTATTGTTGGTGGATAATGATTTGCTAGTCTAACAAAATTTTTTTATTATGAATTTAATTTATCAATATTACAGAGATCCCTCGCAAGAAGTCCTACGAAAAACCAGACCTGGTGCTTATGTAAAGACCGGTACTGGGTATCATAATATGTCTCGCACTTCCATCTCAGCATATGCAAAGAGAATAGGTGCTGAATACGAATTTTTCGATTCTAAATTACCCAATGATATTCCTCCGTTCTATGGTATCTTTCTACCATTCATGGATGAAGGCACTCACAAATGGTTTCATAATTTTGACTATCTTTGTTTCATCGATAGTGATATTATGGCTACTACGACCGCAGAAAATCTATTCCCACATTGCAATCCATATGCAATATCTGCCTGGTGGATGATGTCGACAAATCGATGGAAAAATAAACCTGGTCTAAATTGGTTTGCCGAATATGGTCATATTAATTCTGGTGTTGTAGTATTTCCACGGTCAATGTATAGAAAGATGTTTGAATTCACAAAAACAATAGAAGAAAGAGATAAGAAAAGAACTGCACTTGAAAATCAAATGGGTGGTTTCGATCAAGGTATTTTGAACACATTTATTATGCACGAAGGTAAACACTCACCCCTCCCAGTCAAATTTAACTATCATTTGGGGTTGAACCCAACTGAAAAACGTTTCGATGCAAGTCTGATTCATTACCACAGGGATCACAAAGCCAAAATGAAAGACGATTTTGAAGATGAAAGGATATTAAAATGAAATACCTAGACCAATATAGACAATTTTACGACAACGGCGGTTATGAAAATAATGATCCGGTAATAAGATGCAAGGATGACATCAAAGAGATGCTAGAAAAATTTGAGTGTCGATCATTACTTGATTATGGTTGCGGTCATGGAACCCAATATCAGGCTCCTCACCTTCTTCACCAATACTGGAATCTTGAGCAACTCTGGAAATATGACCCGGGTGTAAACGAATGGAATAAAAAGCCGATTGGTAAATTTGATTGCGTTATCAACACCGATGTATTAGAACACATACCCGAAGAATTTGTGTATGGTGTCATCGATGAAATTTTTAGTTATGCAGAGAAATTGGTCTATTTTAGTATTGCAACGGCACCAGCAAAAGCAATTCTTCCCAATGGAGAAAACGCTCACTGTACTCTTAAAGACCATGATGAATGGGTGAAAATTATCGATGCTCGCAGGGGCAATATTCCGACTGTAGTAAAAACAACTGGCCGGGGCATTCGTAAAACGGGCTATGATCTATTGGTATGAAGGCAATACTATTAGGCAATGGACCATCGAATCGATTCTATACGGAAGATATTGAAGGGTTCAAGGCTGGATTTAATATTACAGATTTTGACGTTGATGTTATCTTTGCCAGTGATAAGAAAGTAATCAATCGCTTGCAAGGTAATCCCAAACTTCATATATTAGAAAAGCCATTCATGTCTCAAAAGAACGGCATCAATGTCGCATGGAATACCGGACATAATGCTTATCACCATTTGAGAAATTCTGGTTATACAGAGTTCCATATGTACGGATTCGACCTATTATTCTCGGATGTATGGGATTCAACTACTGATAGGGTCTTTAATAAATCTGGTTGGGTTCAGCAAGCACGACAAGCAAAACTTAATGACGAGTGGTTGGTATACTGGAATCAACTGATCGATACACCAACAACAATTCACGCACCGATGAATTCTGAGTTGACAATACAGAATAAATGGATTATAATAGAACACCATGAAGACTATAATTATTAGCATGCCCAAGGCAGGAACATATCTGTGCAGTAATCTTCTGGTCGAACTTGGTATCGTCCAGAGTTACATGCATTTAAATGCGAATAGTTTTCAGAAATATCGTGCAAACAGAATCGAAGAGGCAAAGAAAGACCCCGGCCTTTTTACACGAAAGATTAAATTTAAAGATTCCATTGGTTATGTAAAAGACGGTCATTTTGCTGTGTCTCATGTTGGTTATAATACACATCGTCATACCTTATTAGAAGGATTTAAAAAGATTATTTTGATCAGAAATCCCGCTGAGATTCGGGAATCTTTTAATCGCTGGAATGAGCACACTGGCAGAAAAATGCCTAGATTAGAATTAGATGAAATTTTGAAATGGACCATTCAGCCTGATACATATACGCTGTCATTTAATGACATGATAAATAAAAATACTGATAAGATTAATGGATTGCAGACCTATCTCTTTGGTGAGGTCCGATTTGATAGTGATTCGTGCATGACGAGGGCCATACAGTCGCCCTCTATGACGAAGATGAGGTGATAATGGTAATATGTGAAAAATATAATTTCGTATTTTTGAGAGTCCCTAAGAACGCAAGCTCTAGCCTTGCAGAATTTTTTGTACGAAATTTTTGTGATATGGGCGATAAATGGACAGATGTGAATGATTGTGGTCTGCCTATGAATAACATACCAAGAGAACTCGTATACAAATACGCAGATAAGTATCGGTATATTCACCTAACTCTTGAAGAATTAGTTCAGAATCGAATGTTACCACCCACGGATTTGGAACGCAAGCGAATCATAACAGTTATTCGTGATCCGTTAATGAGACAATTGAGCCTGTACTTCTTTTTGAAGAGAGTTGAAACACCCAGCATAGAAGAATTTAGGTCTATATTTAAAAATGGGTACCACGCTTCAGATCCATCAAATAAAATTCTTCAGACAGAATACCCACGAGTATATGGATACGATTACGGTGAATATTGGCTCTATAATAAATTAGATAGATATGTTGATTCATTCGCAAAACAGAATAATGTGATACCACAGAATTCATTACAAAAATTTAAATCTGGTTTTACACCACAACAAGTAAATTTGATTGATAAATGGTATGACCAGAAAACACTAGATGCTGTAAGAAAATACTACGAAAAAGATTTCGAAAAAATTATTGAATTGGAAACAGGGTTGGAATTATCATGAGCGAAGTAGATAGAGGTACCAGTATAATTGAAAAAGCATATATTCTCAGAATTCCAACTGAGACATCTTATGCGTATGCGAAGACTGCCGCAGATTCTTGTGATGAAGTAGGATTGCCGTGGGAATACTTTGAAGGATTCTATCAGGTAGATCCAAATGCAGCATGGAATTCGATTGGTTTAAAGAGACACATTAATCGAACCAATTTCGTACAGGCAGCTCAGAATTGTACTGCTGGTCATGCTAAGATTTGGAAAAAGATTCGCGACAATAAAGAATGTGCTGTTATCCTTGAACACGATGCATTAATGTTACATGACCCCAGACCTGTACCTATCAGAAATGGTGAGATTATTGTTCTTGGTTATAAGGCACCAGATCCAGATAAATTCGATCATGTTGCCGCTGGTAAACCAAGATATCTACGAAGAATTCATTGTCATGAAGGTGCTCACGCATATGCAATAACCTGGCATACGGCAGAAGATATGTTAAATGAAATTGAAAAATATGGTGTCAGGTCTGCTATCGACAATATGTATTTCCTCGGCAGTAGAAAACATTTTACAGAGGTTCCGATGGCAATTATGGATCCACTACCTGCGATAGGTTGGGTTCGTGATTCTACCATATGGGAAAATTCCTCCGTAATGAATTATAATTGGATTGCATCTTTCGGTGATTACTATACTGGGGATGGTGCTAGACACCACCCAGTAGTCAATTCTTCCCGAAAATGAGTTTTATTATAAATAGTAGAGTCAAATCACTTTATTAATAAGGTCTAGGGAAAGAATGGAACCGAAGACTAAGAAAAAGAAAGTTTCCAAAGAAAAAGGCGTTAATGCCTCAAAGTTCATTAACACTAAGCCAGTATTGGACGAGGCCGTGAAAGATACGGTCGTCGTGTCTTGGGGTAGAATGAATCCAGTCACCTCTGGCCATGAAAAACTTGCCCAGAAGGTTGCTTCGGTTGCAAAAGAACGTGGTGCAACACCCATGATCTTTTTATCCCACTCTTCAGATCCGAAGAAAAATCCTCTTTCATACGATGATAAAGTCAAATTTGCTCAAGCAGCATTTGGCAAGATCGTTATAAAATCTACAGCAAAGACAATCATTCAAGTTGCGGCTCAATTATCAAAGCAATTTAAGAATATGGTTCTTGTAGTTGGATCTGATCGTGTGAGTGAATTCAATTCCTTATTGAATAAGTATAACGGTCGAGATTACAAATTTAATTCGATTGAGGTCGTGTCTGCTGGTGAAAGAGATCCAGATGCTGATGACGTATCTGGTATGTCAGCCTCTAAGATGAGAGCACTAGCGGCAGATAATGATCTCAATACATTTAAAAAGGGTCTTCCCAAAAAATTACAATCAAAAGCAAAACAGGTATTCGATGCAGTGAGG